GAAATCAAATCGTGCGTCCGAGTCATCCAAATAATCATGACCAACGTGACTATCAAAGCTAACTGCTAATGCGTCGGAAAGAATTTTTGGAATTGCACCTTTATCTTTTATAGATTTTGAATTTGCGTCAAGAATACCAATAGACTCAAGAACAGCATTGTAGATAGCTTTTTCTTGACAAAATTTTTCTGTCTTGTCAATTAGCCACTGCTGTTCGCTTCTCTCTTCTTTTATTTGCTCAACTGATTCTAAAATACCATATGCAGTTTTTATTTCCTCGTCTTTTACACCAGATAAGTTATTGATGTTAATATGAAGAGCCTCAAGAGTTGGAAGAGCATTATATTTCAGAATAAAATCTTTGATATTTTGAAATACAAGTTTTTCCGACCTCTCGGTAAAATATTCATCATTCAGAAACGGAAGAACCTTTCTCGCGTACTCTTCGTTTTGTATCAAATTCTTCAGTATAGTTGTTTCCAGTCTCTTCATCGTGCGTTTCCCTTTCTCTCTCTATCCCGGCTATGATGATAGAATTTAGAATGGCTCCTAGCGTATCCGTAAATGCTTGGCTACCTTCCAGCTTTTTAGGATTGTGTTTACCTGGTTTTAGTATATCATAATCAAAGTGTAATGTATATGTTCCATCAGAGTTTTCCCTATCTTCAACCCTAATGCCACCAAAGCAAAATGTTATTCCCTTGTATCTACCAGTCAATATCTTGATGGCAGCCATCTTGCTTTTGTCTTCATTCTTAAAATCCGAATCAAGATCAAAGTCTTTATCCATCATCATGGATTTTTTGAAGAGATCTTTAACACTCTTCACTATCATCGGTTGCTACCTCCGTCTTTCCATATAGAAATTCATTTGCACAGTTTTCGTTGATCTGATCAAGTATTTCTTGCGTGAAATACTTTTCTGGATTCTCTAGAATATTCTTTTCAAATACCTTGGTACCATCTGGTAGTTCAAGACGAGTTGAAATCTTCTTGATGATATTGAACTTGATAGCTAGATCAAGAAGACCATAATACTTGTCAACACCAGAATCATAACGAAGAAGCGTTTCAACTACTTTGTCGGCAATCGTCAAACGACTCTTTTGAAGCTTGCACTTGACGATGTTGCCAACAACTTCGTTGTCTTGCTTTTCCTTCTTTTTTGAAAGAAAGATAATGGTTGAAGCAGCATATTCAAGACCTGAGCCGCCACCCATCCTCTTTGTAGGAACATATGATCCAATAACATCATATGTGTGATTCGTGATGATCATCGATACTTTTGCCTTACCAAGCTTCAAGGTGATGACGCGAAATGCACCACGAATCAATTGCGAGCGAGTCATGTCTCGCGTGTCTTTGCCATCGGTTATATCGGTAATTTCTTTCTCGGTTGAGAGATTACCAAGAGAGTCAAGAACCATTAACATTGGCGGACGATCATCTGCAGGAGTCTCTGTATACTTGTCCAGAATCTTTACAGTCTGTGTACGAAACTCTTGAATTGTAGTTACGGGAATAATATGCACACGACGAACATCAATTCCACGATCAACAAACATCTGTTTTGTTAGTGCAGATTCGGATTCAAAATACATCACACCGCCATTCGGGTTGTCAATTAGAAATTGTTTAACCACATTTAGCGTGTAATATGTCTTACCTGTTGCTGGCTCACCTGCAAGTGCTGTGATCTTGTTTGCGGGAAGACCACCATAAATTGAACCAGAAAGCAATGCATTTAGTGCATATGAACCTGTACCAATATAACCAGTCACATCGCCGGCCTCAATGCCGTCTTCAACAAGACTAGCATATTCATTACCAGCCTCTTTGATTAGAGCCGAAAAAATATTACTCATGAAAAACTCCTTCAAATATATTGTATTTTATATTAAGAGAAGAAAGAAGTCAAGTCAGATTCCTGATATGCCTTCCAACCAACACAATCAAGAATAGCTTTAAGTGGCTCAATAAAAGCCTTATCAAATTGCAAATCATAATTCACAAATCTATGTAGATCAAACTCCTTTGGTAGTCTGCCGGGATAAGATATTACAGTATCATTTATAACATTCGGAAGTTTAAGATATGTGAAACGCAACTTTTCACCTTCTTGAATTTTTGGATATCTCTTTGTCAGATTATGTTTCTTTAGAAGATTGTTGTATAATAACGCACCTTTTACATGAATTGGTGTGCCTTTCTTGTATATGGTGCCAGCATCCTCATAAGTTTCCATACCGGTAACACCACGAGGGAATGATATGTCTTCTGGAGAAAGATTATTGAATTCTTTCTTAAAAATTTCAATGAAATTTTGTATGTCACTTTCTGATCCACGAAGAATAATTTCAATTGCATGTTTCATTTTTTCACGAATGGCAGCAGGTGTAGATGACTTAATCATCTCAAGACCCATGACCTTTAATTTTGGTTTTGCGTATTGTATGCCCTCATTGTTATACACATTCATGATATATCGTTTCTTTGCAGTCCATATACCACGATCTGCCAATGCCTCTCGTTTCATCTGCATCTTTTGTGCATACGCATTCATATACGAAGCAAGATCTTGATAAGCCTCATCAATAAAAGGTTGAATTTTAGTTTCACAAATCTTATCCATGAATGTGATGATTTTTGCAGGCTCAGTTGATTCGATACGATCACCAAAAGATCTGCATACAATCCCATCAAGTGTAAGATAAATGCTATCTGTATCCGATGCAACGACATAATCAACATTCTCCGTTTTTAATAATTTGTTAATATATTCATTAATACGCAACTCAATCCAACGAATGGATAATTGACCAGCAAGAGTTATTGCCTCCGCTATGCGAATATCAAAAAAACGAAAGTGCTTATTTCCCATTGCACCATAAGCCGAGTTTAACGACAACTTTTTTGCAAGTTGAAGATTATTGTATCGTGCTATACGTTTTTCAATTTCGTAGCGCATATCTTCGTTCTTGCAATTTTCTAACTCTTTCTTGGCTTGAAGGGCCTTTCTCTTATATACGAAACGATCTTCATACATACGCTCCATTATCTCAGGAAGAAATCCATGAATATCTCTACGAAAAAATTGTTTGTTTGGTGTAAATGTTACATTTAATTCTTTCAACGCAGATATATCTACATTTTGTAAAAGAAGCTCATCAACTGAAATTTTATTACGCAATATATCATGCATCTCTTTTTTATAGTTGGATGCTTGTACAAGTGTTTCAGGTGAAAGATTATATTGCATGATTAAATGTGGATACAACGAATTTAAATCAAAGCTGGCCATCCATTTGTGCATACCAACAAGCGGATCCTTGACGAATGCACCTTCATATGCAGCATTCTTTTCATTTTCATTCTTTGGAGGAATGACAATGTTCTTTTTGCGAAGATGATTGTATATCAACGTATCCCACATACGAACCTGTGTAAATACATCTTCATAGTTTGTCTTGGAATCATACGCAAGAGTAAGAGCCAGCTCAATCAACTTCAACTTGTCGTCAAGCTTTTCCACGAGACGAACGTCATGAATATTATATTCAATAAATTTCTGATAGTTTTTACGATATAGATGATCTAGACTATCATACTCTTCATATGATATCTTTTTTTCGTTAAGCTCCACATTTGCAATATTATTAAGCTTATATGATTCTTGAGACACACCACCTGGCGCAAACTTACGATACATTTCAATGTAATCAAGTGTTGCAATTCCAAGCATTTCATACGCAGTATTTGTACGACCCATGATTACAACTGTACGATCACTAACTCGTCCCCAAGGAGATAGACGATAGACTTCTTTCTCACCAAGAATTTTATTGATGCGATTGACAAGATAAGGAAAATCAAAAAACTTAATATTCCAGCCGGTCACAATATCAGGATAGTTTAATGTCCAATGATCAAGAAATTTGTTGAGTAGATCAATCTCGCTTGAACATTTTACATATTGAACATCATATTTTATTGTGGATGCATCAAATGTGCCACAACCGAAAACATAATATCTGCCATTAGATTTTATCGTGATGGCAGTAATCTCTTCATTAGCAGCAGTTGGTTCTGGAAAACCATTGTCCGATGCAACTTCAATATCAATGATGGCTATATTGATTTTTTCAATATCCCATTCGATATCGTCTGGATGTGCATCTGAAATGAATGCATATTGATAGTTCGTGTTTCCATATACTGTAAATCCACGAACGTCTTTATATTTTTCAACGAATTCACGACATTCTTTGATTCCACCAGGGTGAACTGTATCAACATATTCACCAAAAAGAGTTTTATATTCCGTAGATTTTTTGGAAGATACATATAGAGTAGGTCTATATGGAATCTTTCCTCGTATTTTTTTACCGTCTCTTATTCCACGATAAAGAATGTTATTGCCAAGAACAGCAACATTCGTATAAAAATCTTTTATCATTCTTGCATAATATCATAAAAAGATGAATTATACAAGAAGAGTTCTTGGTGGAGTAATGATTCCTCCAAAGATAGAGTTATAGTTATTAACCATCTCTTTAATTGGTTTTGCTTCATAAACAACATTATTTTTTGTAATCATTACGGATTCGTTTTCAGCATATGGCATCCACGGTGCCAAACCAATTGAAGGTTGCTGCGGATTTGCTCTACTAGGAACAAGTGCTACAATCACAGCATTTTTGATTGAATATGAGAGACCCTGATCAGTTACATCACCAAGAAGTTCTTCTCCAGTAATTAACTTAATGATACGAATATTAGACATTTTCAAACTCCACAAAATAGTCATAAACACCACGAGGAATCCAACGATAGGGAATTAACATTTCGCGCCCACGAAAATCCTCAAGATCAATGGTCGGATCAACTTCATACGACCACAGAACCCACTTACCGTCATAGCTACGCTGAGTAAATTCAGTCTTTTGCATGTTATACTCCTTTATATACTTTCCAATTGGAAACGGGCATGATACCATAAGCCCGACCGATTCTTTGCTTATATGTAAGAACAAAGTCACCGGCGATAGATATGCGTCTAGGTTTTAGATCATCCAGCGTTTTCACTGGAGTGTCGGGAGACCCAGAACCATAACCCGACGTATAGTGAAATAGTTTGCCTGGAAACATGTACATTTGTCCTTCTACAGGATTGAAGTACCAATTTGTACTATTCCATGTGTTCCAATTATTGATATTGGTATTTCCAATACCATGAAACAATTCGTTTGGAGAACGTTCAATAGCAAAGTTTACTGGTTTATTTAGATTCTCTGGAATTTGAATGTAATAGACAAAAGACAAATGCGAATCAGCATGATTGTGATAAGGTGTATGAAACTCCGTTATGATGTTTAGCCATGTCTTTACGAGATTCAAATCAAATTCGTCATTCAATTCCAAAGTTTTTAAATATTGAAATGCATTTGAAGCTGCAAATCCAAATATGTCACTCAATTCTTCATCATGATGAATGTTAACATTACCAGTAGTTTCCATGGAATAACCATGTTCATCCATGTGATGTAGAACTCTATTGAAAAACCTTTGCTTGAAATCTTCTTTCTTATCATAATGAAACTCAGCTACGAGCGTAGGAAATAATGCGTGTGTAATCATGTCCATAAACTTTTACGAATCTTGATCAAGCGAAGAAGCATTTCCTCTTCTTCTTTTGCATATGCTTCTTCTATTTCGTTAAGATTTCTAATCAGCATTTGCTCTTTTTGTTTTTCATCTTCGGAACGATTATTATGATGTTCAAGAATGTCATGACCTTGTTCACGACGCAAGTCGAGATATGCAGACCAACCAGATGCGTCTATAGGATCAGGACGAGTTAGATATACTTCCTTCCACCATTTGTAGAGTGCAAGTGTTTCCTTTGCTGTCTCCGCATTAACCTTGTTTTCATCACCCTCAAGATCAATTTCCGATTGAAGATATTGAATGCCAAGTTCTGGTGAACGAAATCTTTCAAATAGACCACGTTTGCCGGGTTCCTTACCCCACACAACGTTCATCCACGCCTTTTCGCATTCAACGAAATTGACCAACTCGTTGAACAAGCCGTGAAGAATACGAGTGTCTAAATCATAATAGTTTGGTTCTAGACCAGTATGAAGAACATTGTATTTGTGAGTCGTGCGAAACTTTATCGCATGGATTGTATCATCCCACAACTTGCGTTGAATATCTTCACAAATGTCCTTGATTTTTTGCCAAACAACAAGTTGACAAAAATACATTATTGGACGATTCTTTTTTTGCTCTTCTTGCCATTTTGACCATTCATTTAATGGAAGAGCGACTGGTTCTTTTATTTTTACTTTGTTTAGTGCTTCTGCGAGTGCGTTCATTTTTAGGATCTTCATTTATGGTCTCCAACAATGAATCGGCATATGTAAATATCCACATTCCACGTTCTTTATCATATGTAGATTCTTTGAATATAGTACAACCATACTTTTTTGTCAATAATTTTGCAAGACTTTTGCTTCCATTTTCTGAAAAGCTGGTTGCAATAAGTTTATCAGATTTCATTTATACTTATCAATCGCGTCCTTTAATGCAACATCTATATCACGAATTGGAAATATATTTTTTAATTTAGTATTATCAAGAACGCAGTTTGATCTGGGTGCAGTAACTGCAGCACGAAATTGTTCTTCTGTAAACCAATTCTTATTCAACTTCATCATGTCTACAATTTCTTTTGTGGTCTTGCTGCCACCATTGGTAACATTATAGATTCCTGGCTTTGGTCTATTTCTAACAAAAAATAGTACGGTATCAGCAACGTCATCAATGTGACTTAGACTATTACGAAAGTTTATTAGTTTTGCATACTTTTCTAATTTTGTCAAAAAGTTCTTCGGATGTTTTTCTGAACCAAATGGCATACGAATTCGCAATATATAGGACTTGTTCATATATGGCGCAAGAAGTTTTTGCTCCAAAGTTTTTGATCCACTATAAAAACTTCCGTTATCAAAATTAAAATTGGGTTCGTCATTCTCAGTAAAATCTTTTTGATATCCTGTATATACACATCCGCTAGAAATGTGAATAATTGGAATATGCAAACTTTTTCTTTCAAGTTCAATTGGCCACAATACGTTTCCTGCAATAGTATCTTCCTTGTATAGTTCGCAGGCATCTACGTTAGGAGATCCTGTATATCCAGCAGCATTTACTATTACTTGCGTATCTCTTGGGACCTTGTCTTTATGTGAAATCCAATATACTGGCAAATAATTATGAATATTGAGTTTTGTCCATATTGCTTTACCAATATATCCATGTCCAATTAGAGTAATCATTGCTTCAATAGCTCCGGATGATGTTGAGGCATTTCTTTAAAAATCATTTCATCCAATCGTTTCTTTTCCATTTCGTATGTTCGTTTTCTTAGTTCGGACGATCCGTATATGTGTTGACGCTTGTGATAGTGTAATTCAATGCCGTTGTTAATGCACCACTGCTTTCCTGTAAAATCTCGATTTAGATATTCATCAGATAGAAAACGAACATGAATTGTTTGTGTCATTAACAATTGCAACAAATCAAATTCCGTCTCATATACCAAAATTTCATCAACATACTTACAAGCTTGTAACTGAACGTAACGCTCATAGACACTTTGTATTGGTTTGTTTTTGATACCAGGTCTATCAATCGTAGGATCAACTTGAAGTGCAACCTTCAAGTAATCACATAATTCTTTTTCCATTTTTAGCATCGTTACATGACCTGCATGTAACAAATCAAAGCTACTACAATTGAATCCTATTTTCATATTTTTTTATCCATTCTATTGTTTCATTCAATCCATCAGATAAATCATATTTTG